AGCAATAACAACTGCGGTGGATTTCACTGCTAATGGATTCAAGATCCGTACAAATGACGCAAACTGGAACAGCAATACTCAGACGCTGATTTTCGCCGCCTTCGCTGAAAACCCAGTCGGCGGCTCCGGTGTTTCACCCGCCACTGCTCGCTAAGATCTAACCATGGGATTTCTACTTAACGGTCAGCCGCTTCGCGTTGGTCGCCCCTTTACTGACGCAGACGGTACGCAGTACCCGTCCAACTGGCTGCGCCTTGCCAGCGAGGATGAAAAGGCTGCAATCGGCATCACCTGGGAAGCAGACCCTGCCCCAGTCGATACCCGTTTTTACTGGAGCGAAGGCAATCCTAAGCGGCTTGAGGATGAGCCCGCTGTCGATGAAAACGGCGATCCAGTGCTGGATGCTGACGGCGTTCAGATGGTCAACCTTGGTTTAAAGACCACTTGGGTCGCTGAACAAAAGCAGATTGCCGGGACGCTGCTTGCGCAAACTGATTGGTACGTCACCCGCAAGGCTGAGGATCCCACCGCTGAAATTCCGGCTGCTGTTGCCACTTATCGCGCTGCAGTCCGTACCACTAGCGGCACCCGCGAGGCTGAGATCAATGCCTGCACCACTACCGAAGAACTGGCAGAACTACTGACCAGCACCGAAGCGTCTATTACGCCTTGGCCTGAACAGGTCTAGCGCCCTTAAACTGGAGCGGGAGGTGAGTCATGGCAATTTCACCTGGCACCTATAACATCACGCTTCAGCGCCGGGCGGATTACAGCATCACGCTGCAGTTCAAGGACAGCAACGGCGATGCCATCAATCTGACTGACTGGAGCGCAGCCGCACAAGCTTGGAACAAAGGGCGAACCACTAAGTACGGCGATTTTGCGGTTACCTACACGAATCGCAGCACTGGGACGATTGCGATTGCTCTGACTGACGAGCAGACCGCTACGTTTCCTGATGAGGCGTACTACGACGTACTGCTGACCAATGCCAGCGGGCTTAAGGAGTACTACCTCGAAGGCATTATTTATGTCAGCGAGGGGTATACGGCATGAGCAACAGCGTTGTCGTCAGCTCAGTCAACAACACCACTGTCGTTACTGAGAATGGCGGCAGCACTGTTGTCACGGTCCCTCAGACCTCAGTCGTCACGGCAACAACGCAGGGACCACAAGGCGTTGCTGGTGCGGGTTTTGACATCGACAGCACGGCTAAAGTGGACAAAAGCGTTGTCTATTACGACGCCGCCGCTAGTCAGTTCAAAGCTGACACCACCTGGACCACCACCACTCTGACCGACGGAGGTAACTTCTAAGCCATGGCTAACACCCTTCGCATCAAGCGTCGTGCATCTGGTTTAAGCGCTGGTGCGCCGGGCAGCCTTGAAAACGCTGAAATCGCGTACAACGAGTCAGATGCCGGCAACGGTATTCTGTACTACGGCTATGGCACGGGTGGTGCTGGCGGTAGTGCGACCAGCATTGTTGCGATTGGTGGTGACGGTGCGTTTGTCAATCTGACCGGCACTCAGACGGTTAGCGGCAACAAGACGTTCACTGGGACGCTTGATTTCAGCGGCGCCACTATTGCCACGTTTGACACGACCGGGAACGTCACTGTTGGCGGCAACCTCGTCGTCAATGGCACGACCACCACGGTGAATAGCACCACCGTCACGGTGGATGACAAGAACCTAGAGCTGGGTTCTGTTGCTACTCCGACGGATGTAACTGCCGACGGTGGTGGCATCACGCTGAAGGGTGCAACTGACAAAACTTTCAACTGGGTTGACAGCACTGACAGCTGGACCAGCAGCGAGCATATTGATCTTGCTTCCGGCAAAGAGTTCAAGATTGCTGGTACGTCAGTTCTTAGCGGCAGCACGCTTGGATCTGGTGTTACTGCTTCCAGCCTGACCAGCGTCGGCACAATCACTAGCGGCACCTGGAACGGCACCACAATTACGGTGGCTAACGGTGGCACTGGAGCGACCACGCTGACCGGCATTTTGAAGGGCAACGGTACTAGCGCTTTTACCGCTGCGACTGAAGGCACCGACTATCTTTCCAACAGCAGTGAGATTGACGGCGGCACGTTCTAATGGCAAATGTCATTCGTCACAAGCGCGGCACCAGTGACCCTGTTGCTGGTGATTTCAGCGACACTGCTGAGCTGCTGATTAACACGGCGGATGGCACGATTTTTACGAAGAACGACAGCTCCGCCGTCGTTGAAGCTGCGACGATTTCAACCAGTCAGACGCTGACCAACAAAACACTTGGCGACCTGAGCGAATCGGTTTTTACGATCACCGACGGTGCCAGTGTTGATCTAGATCCTGCTGATGGTCCGATCCAGCTGTGGACGTTAGGTGCTAACCGCACTGCAACCGCCACCAATTTTGCAGCAGGTGAGTCGATGCTGCTGATGGTTGCTGATGGAACGGCATATTCGCTGACGTGGCCGACAATGACCTGGGTCGGTGGATCCGCTCCAACGCTGGCGACTAGCGGTTACAGCGTGATCGAGTTGTGGAAGATCAGCACCACGCTTTATGGGGCGCATGTCGGTGACGTGGCATGAGGAATCATTTTCTTCGGGCTGCTGCTGGTGCGGGTGAAGTTGATAGGTCGTGGGATATAGCGTATGCCGAGTTTACGGGCACTCCAAAAAACTGGTTTTATGTTGGCGATCAAGAAGCATCGCCATGTGGGCTCACCTTCAAAACAGATGGCACCCAGATGTACATAGTTGGGTCTGGTTCTGACAAAGTGGTTCAATACGCATTATCGACTGCATGGGATGTAAGCACTGCGTCTTACACACAGTCTTTTTCCGTGTTGAGCCAAGATGGAGTTTCTCGTGGTTTATTTTTTAAGCCCGACGGAACAAAAATGTATGTTATTGGACAGAGTGGTGACAACGTGTATGAGTACAATCTGTCTACCGCTTGGGACATATCCACTGCAAGTTACAACCAGAATTTCTCAGTTCAGGCTCAAGACGGCACGCCGCGAGGTGTGTTTTTTAAGGACGATGGAACGGAGATGTATGTCGCTGGCGACGTAGCCGAAGCCGTGCATCAATACACATTGACAACCGGATGGGATGTAAGCACCGCATCCTTTACGCAGTCTTTTTCTGTTTCTACACCCACACCAACCGATTTATGGTTTGGCAACTCAGGAACCAAAATGTATATTTTAGACGACGCATACAACAGGGTGATCGAATACACCCTTTCAACGGCTTGGGATGTATCGACGGCAAGTTATGTCCGAACTTTCGCTGTTTTGTCTCAAGATAGCGTTCCTCTTGGGTTGTTTTTTAAGAGCGACGGCACAAAAATGTTTATGTTGGGCGCAACAAGCGACGCGGTTTGGCAGTATTCTCTTTCGACCGCTTATAACATTGATACGGCATCTTTTACTCTGCCGACCAGTGAGTATTTGAATGTTTTGGCACAAGATACAAATCCGCAGGACATCTTTTTTAAACCAGATGGAACCAGGATGTATATCCTTGGCAGTGCCGGGGACGATGTAAACGAATACAGCCTGTCTTCAGCATGGGATATAACTACTGCCAGCTATGTGCAATCTTTTAGCATAACCGCACAAGAGATTCTTCCGGGAGGGCTATTCTTTAAGCCTGACGGAACAAAGATGTATGTTACCGGATATAACAGTGATAATGTCAATGAGTACGATTTATCTACAGCGTGGGACGTATCAACCGCTAGCTATCTGCAAAACTTCAGCGTCTCCGCTCAAGAAGGTGCGCCGCGAAGTTTATTTTTTAAGCCCGACGGCATGAAAATGTATGTAATTGGCACCAGTGCAGATACCGTACGTGAATACGCGCTGTCAACGGCATGGGACGTATCAACCGCTAGCTACTCACAAGGCTTTAGCGTCAGTAGCCAAGAAACAAACCCACAAAGTGTGTTCTTTAAGCCCGACGGGACAAAGATGTATATTCATGGGGAATCTGGGGACGACGTAAACGAGTACAATTTGTCTACGGCGTGGGACGTTTCAACTGCTAGCTATGTACAAAAATCTGGCGTCACCGTGCCTGTAGAGAGTGGTCCGCAGGGGTTGTTTTTCAAAGACGATGGAACTAAGTTTTTCACGGTTGGTAACTCCAGAGATGCAGTCTGGGCTTTTACTATTTCCTAGGTACCAATGTCAAGAGCCCAGATGTCCTGCTCTCCGTCCGTGACGAGCTACTCCCTTGATTTGCGCCTGGTAGCCACGCCTACAGGCCTGTCCAGCAGATCCGAGAACAATCCGCGCAGAAGCGCTCAAGTCATGGACACTACTTCTATGGTTAGGGTCCGCTGTAGGTTCAATTGATGCCTGCAACAGCAGACCCAGCGGGGAACCATCCCCTCCAAAGCCAGGCGGGCACAGCCCCTCACCGCCCAGAGGGCGAGCTCGTCGTCCTGCCGGCAGAGGCCTTCGACGCCCTGGCCAGCCGCCTGGAGCAGCCAGGCCACTACGACCCCCGCGTGGCGCGCGTTCTCAGCAGAAAAGCGCCTTGGGAGTGAGGCTTTCACGGCCGCAGACTCTTCAGCCACACCACAGCCATGTACGTCCAGCTAATCAACAACCAGCCCAGCAAGTTCCCCTACACGCTTGCTGACCTACGCAGGGACAACCCCGACACATCTTTCCCTGCGAACATCACCAGCGAAACGCTGGCATCGTTCAACGTCTACCCAGTAACGGCAACACCAGCTCCTGAGTTCGACAGCAAAACGCACCGCGTCCGGCAAAGCGTTGAATCCATTGATGGTGCATGGACGCAAGTGTGGCACCTGCAGGAGCTGCCCGAACAACAAGCCAGTGCTAATGTCCGCGCCGAACGCAACCGTCGCCTTGCTGATTGCGACTGGACGCAGTTGAGTGACGCGCCTGGTGACACTGGGGCGTGGGCAACATATCGGCAAGCCTTGCGTGATATCAGCAGTCAGGCAGACTTTCCGTACAACATTGCATGGCCTGAGGAGCCAGCAAACTGATGGCGGTCAAGTCAAAAACTGCACTGGGGCGTGTTGAACACAAAGCTGGTCGCCCCAAAACCACATCCCAGGGTTACGGGCAGCATTCGCGTCCACGCCGTCGCGGTAAGAAGCCCTTGCGCGGTCAGGGCAGATAAATGGACAACCGTTTGTCGCTGCTCGGTGGTGCACTCGCATTGCTAACCACTGTTGTGGCGACAACGGTCACTATCGACTCGCGCTACGCCAAGTCTGCAGAAGTCAAACAGCAGTTTTGCCAAGCCCGCAAGCAGCAACTGCGGGACCGGATTTTTGAGCTGGATCTAAAGGCGGACAAAACACCAAACGACAGAGCCTTGCGAGAATACCTGCAGCAACAACTCAGGGACGGCTGCTAGCCGTTTAGCTGCTGTGGACAAAATCAACCTTGAGCTGATCGGCGGGATTCTTGCTATCGCTGTGCAGGCTGGTATTGCTGTCTGGTGGGCAAGCGGTGTCAGCTCAAAGATGTTTCATATCGAACACGAGCTGATGAAGCTCAACATGAACGTCGAGCAAAACACCGAGTTCAGAATTAAGTGGCCGCGTGGTGAGATGGGTGCTCTACCGGACGACGTTAAACAAGATTCCGCTATTGAAGTCTTGAAATCCGAAGTGGAACGGCTTAGACAGCAGACAAAATGCTCTAGATAAATGGATGCTGAAACGCTAAAAAATTGGCGAAAAATTAAAGAGGCACTGGAAAAGGCGAACAAGACGGACTGTGACTATTACCGGCGAGCAGTTGTAATTCTGCGTGGTCAGCCAGATCCTTGGCAGCCGCCCTCGTTAAAATGATTGCAACGAGATGCAGCCGTGGATCCGTTCCTTACACCATTGGTCACGGCGGCGATTATTGCTGGCGTCAGTGCTTTGTGGCGTATTGACAAGCGCGCCAGCGTGATGGACACGCGGATGGCATTGATCCTTGAGCAAATCACGGCGTTACGCAGCGACCACAAGGAACGTCTTGACGATCACGAGCTGAGGCTCAGAACACTGGAACAACGCCTGAAATAGAACTAGGCTTGGCGAAGTCTCCAGAACACTATGGACCCCACCCTTATTGCCGTTATCGCCATTGTGGCCGCGGCTGGCTCTGAAATCATCACGCTGCTTCCAATGCGTGAGAACAGCTGGATTCAGCTCCTCGTCAAGGTTCTCAACGTAATCGCTAAAAAAAAGTAGGCGGCACCACTTGGCTGCTGCGCTTTGGCGATAAGGATTGGCGGCATCAGCTCAACAAGGCTGCGCGTGATTGGAAGTTTCAAGCCACATTGAAACCACGCATAGACCGAGCTGTTGAGGAGTGGCATGACACCCAGCCGCCAGTCATTCCTCCGCCAATCGTTGACTTAGACAATCTCCACATCAGAGCACCCTGGGCAGATGACGAAGGCACCCGTTCGCCTGACTGACCTTTTCAAGTATTACAAGAATCTGCCGCATCAGCAGGCTGCCTTGCATTTACTGGAGGAAGCGATTTTTAAGGCTGACGATTCTTTGATGGGTCGTGACCAAGAATGGTTCAAGGTGTGGAGCCAAGCTGGCAAACAGCCTGAGAACGATCTACAGCCTGCTTTTGACATGATCAGGAAGTGGGAGGGCTGCAGGCTTGAGGGCTATTTATGCGCCGCGAATGTCCCGACTATTGGGTACGGGCACACAGGCGCTGGCGTGTCTGTTGGCATGAAAATCACCCAAGCTGATGCTGACTCGCTGCTGAAGTCTGATATTGAGCGTTTCGCCAAGGCCGTTGATCATCAGATCACAATCCCGCTCACGAATAATCAGCGGTGTGCATTGATCAGCTTTGCTTTTAACGTCGGCACTGGTGCACTGCTTGAGAGCACCTTGCGTAAGCGCCTGAATAACGGCGAGAATCCACAGAAGGTAGCGATGGAAGAGCTGCCCAGGTGGAACAAAGGTGGCGGCGGTGTGCTTGAGGGCTTGGTGCGTCGCCGACGTGATGAGCTGGATCTGTTCTTGAGCGGCACCAAGGCATTAACGAATGACACCAAGCTGACGCCTGATAAGCCGTATTACTTCAAGGTGACGCCGAATATCACCTATGGCGAGCTTTGTAATGACGAGGAAGAACGGCGTTTCCTGCATCAATATCAGTGTGATGTGATGTCAGAGGTGATCTGCCCGTTCCTTGAAAAGGTGCGTGCCAAATTTGGCGGTCCAATCATCATCACGAGTGGCCACAGACCCCCGAAGGTGAATGCACGAATTGGCGGCTCAAGTCGCTCGGAGCATTTGATGGATGCCCCAGACACGGGCGCTGTTGACTTCTATGTGGGTGGTGCCGACATCTACACAGTGCAGGCTTGGGTTGATGGGGGCTGGCCTTACAGCTTGGGCTATGGGGCAGCAAAAGGTTTTTTGCATGTGGGAGTCAGGCCGGGCCGCCCTAGAGTCCGCTGGCAATACTGAGCCCTAAATGCTGCTGCCTGATCACGAGATTCGTGCGCTCTGTCTTGAACGCGCTCTGATTAGTCCTTTTAATGAAGAGCAGCTGCAACCCTCGTCTTATGACGTGGCTCTAGGGGCTCACATCATGATTGAGGTTGCAGAAACTGCGGATCTCGTCAGGCACACCATCAGCGGCCACACAGAGGCTGATCCGTATTGGCTTGAGCCTGGGGTGTTCATCCTTGCCGAGACAGAAGAGATGTTCAACATCCCGGATGATCCGGCCATTGCTGCACAGTTTGTACTGAAGTCAAGCCGTGCCAGAAGTGGTATTCAGCATATGCTCGCCGGCTTTATCGACAGCGGATACCACGGCAGCAGGCTTACGCTCGAACTGAAAAATGTGCGGCAAAAGCACAAGGTTGGAATTTGGCCAGGAATGCTGATCGGTCAAATTCTGTTTATGCCCCTTACGGCAAATCCTGAACGGTCCTACGCCGAGATCGGTCACTACAACCGGCACGAAACCGTCATGCCCTCTTGGGAAACCCTTAAGGTTGGGACGGGTCTTACGGTTTAACGTTGGACCGGAGAACAGAGGGAGCGAGCCGCCTTCACGGGCGGTTTTTTCTTGCGTGCAAAATTAAGAAACGAAGCGAAACCAGTGGCGTTGGCTACCGTTTAAGGAATCAAGCGGTTGCTTGTGATTGAGCATATCGATGGCTGGGAGTTAATCCCAAAGCACGAAGCGAAAAAGCGATTTCGCAATGCTGTTCTAGATCACTTCAACCATCATTGTGCTTACTGTTTCGAGCCGCTCGGTAGATCGCCAACGCTTGATCATGTCGTGCCAAAAGCTAAGGGCGGCAACAGTGAATTGAACAACCTTGTTGCCTGTTGTTTTGGCTGCAATATGTCAAAAGGGCACAAGGACTGGCGGGTCTGGTACAGGAGTTTGCCGTTCTGGTCAGAAGTTGGCGAAGCAAGAATCATGGACTGGATTATGCAAGATATGGATCAGGGCGAAGTCATCTGATGCTGGTAAACCTGGGCCTGCCAAAGGTCTGAGCTGTACCGACACATTCCTTGATAGCAAGTGCGGTAATACATTTCACCGCCGTCAGCAGGTTCTAAGACTTCGATATAGCTACCGTCTTCAAAATCAGTCCGGCTCAGAGTCTTCGGTTCCATCGTTGTACAGGCTGCACAGGTTGGCAAAACGACCGCGCAAGTAACTCTTGGCCTCAGGGAAACCAAGTGAGCAGCCGTTACCCCCATTGTGGGTCAAGGTCGGTGCCCATTGGATGCAATCCCAGCAACGCTTCCCGGTAGGTTCAGGATCTTCTAAGGGTTGCAGCCGGTCGCCCTTGCGGAACGCCTGATAAATGTTGTTCGCCCTGATAAAGGCAGTCCGTAGGTCAGCGGTTTTGAGATCCACCTCTATTTGCTGTTCAGGCTTTGGACCTAACCGCACACGACAGCGCCAGTTCTCAGTCAGCTTGCGCCGCTCAAGAATCAGCCTGTTGTTGAAGAGGTGGATCACAGCTCCTACTCGTCTTCGCCGTAAGAGGGCTGGTGAAAGATCCGCTCAAGGTTGAACGCATCAGGCATCAGCTCATCCTCCGTTCTGGGCTCGCAATGCGGGTCATGGTGATCACGCACGATGTAGGTAATCAGTGAACCGCGCATCCTGACCTGAATTGTCCCAACACGAGGGCTGTTGGCCAAGATGTTTAGAGCACGGTTTTCGATCCAGTTAAGGAATGGCGCGGTGACTTTCATTGTGTTGCCCAATCCTGCATAAGATGGGCGGTCATGACGGCAATGGCAACATCAGCGTTGCGCTTAGCCACGTCGTTGTCAGTGCCACCAACAGCACGAACAATGTCGTCGCGCATAGTTTCATAATCAAGGTCACGAAATCGTGGGGCCAAATACTGTTCAAACTCTTGCCAAAGGTTGGTGTAGAGCCTGTTTGTCCGTCCGCTGCTTTGGTAGAGCAATTCGAGAAAATCAGCACGGCGCTGGTCAAGTTCAGTGGCTTTCAGCATGTTTTTTGGCAAGGTCAAGAGCTTCTGAATAGGTGTCACAGATTGGTCCCCACCAAACGGCGGTGCCATCCCAACACCACGGTTCATAACCGGAATGCAAACCGTAGCCGGTCCAGTCGGCGCCGTAGCAAAAATGTGTCGGGCTGTTGTACCGGCTTTGGAACGCTTTAATCGGAGGCATTGTTGACCGGGCACCTTTCGGCTTGATAGCGGATAAATGGCTGCAATGCAGCGTGCATCCGTGCCGGGTGGTCAATGATTAGGTCTTGAAAGCGATCAGACCAATACTCGTCTAAGCACTGATCAAGAATTGCTTTGATTTCGCTTGTAGAAATCGCATCCGATGGCGTAGTAGGGCTCATCTATGGCCTCCGGGAAACCGAAGGAACATTCAGAGCCGTTCCACTCTGTGCAGTTTTGACAGTTGGGCTTTTTGTGCAGGAAGTCATGGCGCACCGATTCCTTGACACGAATTGGGATGCGTGGGATCTCGGGTGCCGTGCGTTTCCAAGTGATGCCATTTCGGATGCTTGAGATGCATTGACGAGTGACCCCGAAGCGTTCGGCAAGCACTTCGTTGTATTGATCGGATAGCAGGATTTCAATTACGTCCTGCTCGTTGAGTTTCTTGGCGAATTTCACCTAGATGACCGGGAGTTTTACCTCGGAATGTTTGGTGGCGGTTAGCCACTCGATCTCGTGATAGAGCGGTGCCCACTCTTCAAAGGCGGCGATTTTTGCCTCTTCAAAGTTGGTAGCTAGCACCCAGTCATAGGCGCCAGAGGAAGGCACGGTGAAGTAAAAGCGGCGGAGTTCAGAAGTCATTTGCGTTGATCAAGGGGTCTTTTGGATAGGTAGAGCTGGGAGACGGTGAAATACATTCCGTCTTGGAATTGGACGATGTAGGTAGGCCAGGAGAAACCTTCGGCTTTGGCGATCACCTTGTATTCCTCCTGTGGCCAGCCTTTGACGTAACAGGGCATCCCGGCGCAGAAACGCCATACCTCACGCTCAGCGCGAACGCCATTGCGGTTGGGGGACATCTTGTAGACCTTTTGCTTGGGGCTGATCACAGGTGCGACCTGGCCGCAGCATTGGGCGGAGAGGATGACGTAGCTCATTTGATGGCGCTGATGTGATGTGCGGCGGGTTGGCCGTGATGTGCGGGTTGGAAGGTCAGGCCGTCGTAGAAGATGGCGGCAAAACCGAGGGTCGGAATCAGGAACAGAACAGTGTTGGTGACAAGGTTTTTCATGGGTTTGTGTGGTGTGTAGCGGAAGCCGGATCGCTCCGGTTGGGTGAATGGTAGCGGCGTTCCATAGGGAGTAAACCCCTAAATTCGGCAAGTTGTAATTCGTGATCTTGACTAGCGACCTAGCGTGAATGTGCTATGCGCCGAAACCATGGACGAAGCCGCCTGGGAATGGCTGAAGATGAAGCGTGATACATCGCAAGAGTTCAGCGTTGAAAAAGAGGCCCGACGCCTGGAGAACACCCCAAACGCAGGCCCCATTGCCGCTCAGTTGTATCGCGCTTGGTCTATGCAGCAGGATCTACTGCAGCAGGCCACCAACAGAATTGCAGCACTTGAGCTGCAGCTGATGGATCGCAAGCGGGATTAGACAGGCACCTTGATGTGCGCCCAGTTCTTCCCGTACTTGATGTTGTTGACGGTGCTGATGTGAACGCCAAAAGACTTGGCGATGCGAGCAGCGGACTCATTGCCAGCGGCTAGGCGGGTCTTAATCTCAATCACCTTCGCTTCGTTCAGCAGAGTGCGGCGACGGCGACGAGTAACGCCTGCCTTGACAGCCTTCGGCTTGGCTTGGGTGACAGCAGCAGGCTGAGGCGCGCCACCGGCCTTGATGACCTGGGCGGATTCAATCAGGCGCTGGATTTGGCCAATGCGGTTGTTCAGTTCAACAACCTGGGCGTCAGTAAGGATGATCATGGTTGACATCAGAAGGAGGAATCAGGGGTGTCAAGTTTGAGAGGGCTAAAGGAGCCTTTGTTGCCCCATTTGCCGCCCCACAGCGAGAACCCGGTTT